CTCGTGAAGTAGCCAATGAGATTCGCAAAGGAGCCCTTAGAGGTTTCAGTATTGGAGGACAAGCATTCAAGAGAATGCGTAAGAGTGATAATAGCCACGGCGATTACACTGAAATCTCCAAACTGGAACTGCATGAGGTTACCATTTGCGAGAAAGGTATTAACCCGGAGGCGACATTCCGTATATTGAAGGAGGACACAAACATGAACGATGATAATGTATTAGGAGAACTCTCCACAGTGCTTGACAGATTGAACGGACGACTTGATGTTATGGAGAAAGAAATGCCTCCCGGCCTCAAGGAACACATGAACGACAAGAAAGACGAAGGCGAAGATAAGCCTAAAGAAGAAAAAGACGAAGGTGAGAAAATGGCCGACAAAGACGCAAAAGAAGGAATGTATGCAAAGAGTGAATACAGCGATGTAATCACTACTGATTATTTGAACTGGATGGAAAACACCTTGAAATCTCAAGGTGTTGATATCGACGGTGCACGCAACCACTTTGACGACATCAGCAAAGCAAACCTCGGCTCTACTCCGGAACAAATCGGAGACGGTGCAGATTACTTCGCCGGTCAAGTCAAAGGTCGTGCTCAAGAAGGCGGAAACCCGTCAACTGGAGCAATCGGTAAACTCAACAGTGGCAGTGGAAAGGCAGTCGCAAAAGGCTACCTCTCTCCCGAAGCAGTCAGTGCATCCGACCTTGAAGCCGCTTACGAAGTCTACAAGGCCGCAAGTCTTGAAGAACAATTCAAATCCAACCTTGGCTCTGTCTTCGCTGACAGACTCGCAAAGGAAATGACCGCAGAAGCAGACGCAAGAGCCGCATCCTCTTTCGACGCAAGAACACCTCTTGCAAACATCGAGAAGGCTTTGAGCGACCTCAGCAGTCGAATTGACAACATGGGCAACTCTGCTTCAACAGGAACAGAACTCCGCAAGTCGGTTTCAACCGTTGAAATCCCTTCTACTCAAGACCTTGGCAACATGGATTGGGACGATGTTCACCGCCTCGCAGGGAGCGTTTGGCAACAATAAGCAAAAAAAATACATAGGAGATGAAAATTATGGCAAGAAATTACATGAGAACAATTAACGATATGGAACGATACTACTACGGTGCAGGCTCTTCGATGGGCTACTCCTACAGTGGTAGCGAACTATTGAAAGCAGACGCACCACTCTTGAGCACCACCGCTGGAACCTACCAAGCAATTTACGGTCGCAAAGTTTGGTCTCAGTTGAACCAAGAGTTCAACGCATTCAGTATTCTACCTAAGAAACCTTGGGACCGCAGTGGATGGCGTGTCGTCACCGCAAAGCCTTCTAAGACAGTTGGCGGCGGTATCGCAGAAAACGGAACTCTACCGGACACCACCAAACCTACATTTCAAAATGTGGCCGCAAAGCCAAAGACAATCGCACACTCGTTCGATATGTCCGAAGTTGCTATCTTTTTGAACGACAAGGACGATGGACTTGGCGACATTCGCTCAGTCTTGAAAGAAGAAATGGGTAAGCACCACGCAGAGCACATCAACGATATGCTCACTACTGATGTTACAACTGTTGCAGGAAACGACATCGAGTCTCTTGACCGAATCACTACTGGAAACAACAGCATGACCTCCGGAACTCACTACGATACAAACGATGAAGACATTTACTCCATCGACCGCAGTGCAAACACATGGGCTTTCGCAGAAGACTCCGCTGACAGCAGTTCTACCAACAGAACTCTTTCACTCGACCACTTGGACGAGAACTTCCGTCTCATTTGGGAAAGAGGAGGTAACCCGAAAGTTATGCTTACTGGGTATGATACCTTGATGCGTATTCAACAACTTCTACAATCGCAACAGCGATTCATGGAGGAAAAGAGAGTCGTCCCTACCTTCAACGGTGTTAAGGGCGTTCCCGGTGTTGAGGCTGGTTTCATTGTTGCAACATACAACGGTGTTCCTATCATCCCAACCAAGGAGATGTCAAGCGACGGTATCAGCAGAATCTACATGCTCGACACCGACTACACATACTTCTCTACTGCAAAACCAACTCAATACTTTGAAAGCGGAATTGAAACTGGCGACCCGTTCGCTGTCAACCGCCTCGGACAAGAGGGACTTTACCGAACAATGGGTGAAGTTTGGACAACATTCTTTGGAGGTCAAGGTTCAATCCGTGACCTTAAGTGAGGATAAAAAAAATAAAATATAGGAGATGAAAAATTATGGTAGCAACAACAACAACTACAGAAAAAGGACTTAGTATCAAGGTAGCAGACAGCGACTTCACACTCGTTGATATTCTCGCTGACATTGACATGAGACAAGGAACTCCAGTTGATGAAACAGGCTGGTTGAACGGTAACTCCGGCGGCTCTTACCCCGGCACTCTTACTGGTTTCAACGCAAGTAACGCTGACGGTAATGCTGTTGGCGGTCTACGAATGGTTACTTTTACGGTAAACATCGTTCAAGCAACAACCGTCGAGCCTCTATTGTTCTCGGCTGGTGCTTCAAAGATTCTTGGAATAGTCGGACTCGCTTCGGCAACCTCCGCAAAGGATGTTACAGCAACAATGACGAACACAGGTAAAGTAGGTGCAGATGCAACAGTCGCACCTCTCGCAACAGGTGGAGCATTGCCTTGTCTTATTTTGGAATCGGAAAGTGCAAATCAAGTAGTGCAAGTCACTGTCTTACTGCTCGGCGCATGAGGTGAATAACCTTGCCTATAGTAACATACTTGGGACCTACCGTCTATCGAAAGAGGCCGGACATCAAGGACTCTTGGATTCGCAAAGAACCCGTCGAAGTCAGTCAAGAATGGCTGGACACTTATCGGGTAGCAATTTGCTCCAATCCAACAGCATTCCTTGTTGAAGGCGACGAACAAGCGGCAGTCACAGTAGATGCAAAGGACGACGGCATTCCGGATTCGGGCTGGACAAAGAAAGACATTAGTGCTTGGTTGACCGAGCGAGATGTTGAATACAGTGGTTACACTACAAAGGCAAAACTATTGGCAATGGTCGAGGAAACTCTAAAGCCTATGGTCGATGAGCCAGTAGCAGAGCCCGAACCAGTCGAAGAGCCGGTAGAGGCAGAACAATCAACAATAACAGGAGATGAAGAATAATGGCGATAGCAATAGATACAAGAACACATGTAATGGGCGATTTAGTTATGGTAACAGGAACTTTCACTGGTGGAGAAGCAGAAATATCTTTCGATGGACTCCTCTCTACAGTGTTTGCCGCAGGTGGACACCTAACTTCAAAATATAACACCGGCATTCAAGTTAATGAGGCTGATGGAGTAAGTATCGGAGAAACTGCAATTACTGTCGATACAGTTGATGCACGATTACATTTCAATGTAGGAGAAACAGTTTATAGCCCTAATGAGGAAAGAGTTGGTGTAATCACAGCACTTAGCGCAACCACAGTCACTATTGGCGCAGGTTCTTTAGTTACAATCAATGACGATGAACCTTTGTTCAAACACGGTGCTAACACAGGTGCAGTAACATTGACTGATGACAGTTTAAAAGTTGACATTGATGACCGAAACAACTTAATTATCTTAGGAAATGGACATCTTGGTGCAACCAGTACGGATGCAACAACCAATTTTGGTCGCTTTTGGATTCTCGGTCAACGCTGAGGTGATTCACCTTGGCAGTTCTTAGTGGCTATGGAAACCGAGTCATCGGTCCTTACAGTCCTCAAGCAATGTCCGACGGAACAGCAACTGCGCTTATCCAAGCAGACATCCGAGCCACAGGTGGCACAGGTGCTCTTGGAGTTGCGGCGGCGAATACCACTGCTTTAATCAGCATTGAACCATTCACTTCGCTTGGCAATCATTACTTCTTACTCACCTACACAGTTTGAGGTGAGTGAGTATGCAAGGATTCGGTAGCCTCGGACTTGACGACATCGCTCGACTACAGAAGCGTGGCATTCGTCTTAACGAATCATACGGTGCTTCGGTAAGAACCAACGAGGATAAACCTCTATCGGGCGTTACTATCAAGCAAAGAAACCGCAACAAGAACGCTGGTGATGTGCTGAACATTGGTTCGGGCACACGCTGTAAGCACTGCGGTATGCTATACTTTTGCTGGGTCGATACATGCAGGACATGTAAGAAGCCAGTTGACTTTAATTTAGGAGTGAAACAACAATGAAAAAAGCAATGAATGATGCATGGTATGCTTTGAAAAAAATGCAACCGGTAGAAGAACTACAATCGAATATGGGATTCATGAACCTTGGTCCATATCCCGATGATTATGCTGATATGTCGCCCGAAGAAAAGGCAATAATACAGAATCGCAGAATGCAAGAAAAGAAACTACAAATGATGAACAGAGCAAGGCAACTACAGGCTGACAATCAATAGGGTTATCACGAAGACCCCTCATGGGATGAATAGGAGGAGAGGTCATGCCAACAGTATTCAGTCCCGGTGAGCCCGAAACTCGACCTCTTGACCCCACTGCTGTCGTGTATACGACTGGAGACAAAGTGGCGCAACTTCTTGGCATTGCGGCAGGTGAACCTGTCCTTGGTGCGGCAAATGCAACCTCCGATGGCTTCTACATCACAGGGACAGACCTGCGAGAACATGGCTTTGAAAGTGGCGACACTATACTTGTTTACAGCGACATCGACCCACTCGGCACTGAGTTTACCATCGGCACGCCTGTAGTAGCAGATGTCAGCGGGACAAAGTATGTCAAACTCCCTGCAAGTAATACACATGGTAACTATACGACTGCCGCAAACACAGAGATACAGAACCTCACCATATTTACCAACGGTAAGCGCAGAGGTGTGACAAAGAACATCGTCAACGACCACATACGCCGTATACAAGACCGCATCGACAACTACACGCATAATGCTTGGAGACCTTACCTTGTTACAGCAGAATACATCAACTTCGATACATACAAGCCCTACCGACGACGATACTACACAGATTATGTCGGAACAGCACCGTTGCTTTTCCGTAATGTTCAGCAAGTGTTGAGAATCGAATTATGGCAAGGTGACGACTACCGAGAGATTGGTGGAGCGGAGGCGAGAATCAACTTCGATAATGTAGCCTCGCTTGCAGGTAAGAAAATCTACATCTCTACTGGACATGGTAAAGTCGCTACGCTTGAGGCTGGTGAAGGAACAACAAAATGGCGTGGAGAGATTGACGCTAATTCAACTGCTCAAAACTTGGCTGACCTCATCAACAAAGAGGATAGAGTCAGCAAAGCGGCTGTAGAGTTCTCTCCTGCGTTTACGCTTGAAGGCTCAACATCCAATGTAGCAGTCCATAACGAGTTCCTTGCATCAGCCAACTCCGACTACGGAACCGGCATTGTCAAGGTGACTTCGATGCGCTCTGTCAAAGCAGGAGAAGAATGCTCCATCGTCACTGACAGTAGCGACATCACTATCGACCAAACTACACTGGCAACTGCTACTGTTGCAGGTATAGTAGACACTGATGACATCAGTGTGAACTCAACCGCTAATTTCACCAAGTCGGGAGTCGCTACTGACGGAACTAAAGTGTTCCGGTATGAAAGCAAAACTGATACCAAGTTCATAACTTGCACTGTTGTCAGCGGAGGCAGTCTGCCGTCCAGTGGGACAGTCACTCAGCACTCTTTTGTCGTTGACCTACAAGGTGGCTCAAGTAGTGGTGACAGTGCACGATTGCGTGACTGGTGGCTCGACTCCGAGATGGGTATTATTTACTTCAACAACTCTTACCCGTTCTTTGAATGGAACGCTGTCAAGGTAGCCTACATTTACGGTGAGCGTTACCTTGAGAAGGCAATTGAAGAAGCCGCTACTAAACTTGTAGCGAGCGAACTGCTGATGGCTGACGACCGCTCAGTGCTTATCCCCGAAGGTGGACAAAACATTGACCTCGGCTCAAAAGCATCGTTATGGCGTAGAGAGGCTATGGAGATTCTCGCTCGATACAAAGAAGTGGTGGTCTTCGCATGACGGCTGATTGGAAAGAGCCTCTTGATACAGTCATTGATATTCTCAAGGCTGACTTTGATGCAGGGACTGCACTTGGTTGGAATAGGGCGAATACAGACAACATTAAGCCTGTTATCATAGATATTGCCTCCGAAGGGCCGGAAAGAGGGAAAAGGCTTGACTTGCAACGCCATGATTATATACTCTGTTATGAAACCGCTCTCAACGAAGAAGTTCCCGAATTGCTTTACAACTTTGTAACGACGAGAGTCAACATTACAGTTGACATGCGCACATCAAGAGGGCGTAGTCGTTTGAGAAAAATGGAGAATGAAATGCGTAGAATCATACATGTCAACCGAAAGGGAGACGGTGCAAACTTTGACCGTATGATTCTCAAAGTAAGAACCGACTTGAGTGACCGGACTAAGAAGTTGTTCCGGCATACCTTTCAAGTTGAAGTCGTTATACTTGCGGAGTTGATACCTTGAGTGGATTTGGTGCGCATTACAAGGGAGATGTCTCGGAGGTCACTATGGGCCACGAGACAAGCGTCCTTATTGAGCACGACCAGCCGAGAACTTGGAGAGCAGTCACCACTGACTCTGCTCGTGATTTCACCACCATTCAATTTAGAGGCACGACCTCTATA